TGCTAAGATAGATGGATCAAGAATTGCTGGTGTCTCAGATCCTGGACACTCTGACGATCCCAATGCAGAAGTAAGAGCAAAGTACAGAGCAAATCCAGAACTACAAGAAACTGTATTCACTGGATTTACAGTTGCCAATCATAGATATTTGATGCGTAATGCAACATATAAAGACTCTAGTGTAGAAAGAAAGTTACAAATTCTTGGGTATGCCCACAACCAAGGAATGGGTGGTGCAGAAAGTTGGATCACTACTGGAGTAGTCGGTAAGGATGGATTTGGAACAAAAGGAACTAAGTATACTGATTTGATTGCTGCTAACTTTAGAGCACAAAAATCTGGTGGGGAGTTAGAAGTAGCATCAGGTGCAGTCACTGTTCCACATCCTGAGATTGGAAGTGATGGAATGACCTCTCCAGTTGCTGGACAGTTTGGTCTATCTGATCCAACTCCTGGTGCATCACCAGGAGTTCCTGGAAGCACAGGATATGCCTCAGATAGTGGTCTTGATATTATTGGAAGAACTGGAGATCCTATTGTTTCTCCTGTAGATGGAACTATTCTATATGCAGAAACTGGTCATACAAGTTGGAAAGATGATTCAAATCCAGATGAACCCGGACATCAACCACAACATTCTTTCTTAATTTCATTAGCAAGTCCATTTGAATATGGTGGTAAAAAAATCAAGTTTGCATATGGAACACACTTATCTTCATTAGTTGAGGGTGTTGCTAATCAGTCAGGCATCGCAATCAAAGCTGGTCAACCAATTGGTGCCATGGGTGTTGCTAATAAAGTGCCACACTTACACTTTGGATTACTACAAAACAGAGCACAATCTTCTGAAGATGATTGGTTAAGTAATACTCAAGTGAAGGAAGTTTTATCTGCAAGAAGATCTCATGCAGGAACTAAACTCTCCAATAGAGAGGAGATGCTTAAGATTCTCCCAGGTCAGTCTCTGCTTGATGAGAATACTTCAAAATCATTGGGTGCAGCAACTCTTGCAAGATTAAACGCAGCATCTACACCTGAGGAGATAAGAAAAATTGCTGGACAGATTGCAGGAGTATCTGGTTATGCATCATATGAACAAGGAGCAGATCAAACTGTTGTAGTTGTAGATCCACCACAACAACAAGGAGAAGAGTCACCTCAATCATCTGGTGGTGGTATGATGGCAATGTCTGGTGGTTCTAGTCATGATCCGTTTGAGTTCTTGGATTTCCAAGGTTAAATATAAGGAGAGGTAGTTAAAGAATGTCAGTCCAGATAGCAACAAAAGGTTCAGAACCAGCAAATATAACTAAACTAACAGTGAACAGCAACCAAGGTGGAAAAGCTGTAGATCTGCGTGGTGGTTTTGTGCAGTTAACTTATACTGAAAGTATCATGAGTGATAGTGTTATTGCAAACTATACATTCATTGATAGTGGTGCCAGTATTGATGGTAAGAGTGTCAGAGATGGACTACCACTTGTGGGAGAGGAAAGGGTTGAGTTGGCATTTGAAGATAATGCTGAAAATAAACTTGAAGTTACTTTGTATGTGAATAAAGTTACTCCAATTGAGAATAAAACTCAGAAGTCAATATTGAGTATCAGTCTTGTTTCAAAAGAGTTTATCATGAATGAAAAGACGAGAGCAAAAGCAAGGTATGATGGAAAGATATCAGATACAATAAAGAAGATTGTTGAGGAAACTCTTGAGAGTGACAAAACAGTTGAGATAGAACCAACGGTGAACGAAATATCTTACATACCAGGCATCAAAAAACCATTTTATACAATCAATACTCTTTGTAAGAAAGCAGTTTCGTCAGAGAGTCAAACTCTTGGAAGCACTGCTGGATATTTTTTCTATGAAACTTCTGAAGGATTTTTCTTTAAGTCTATTGATGGTTTGTTAGATCAAGAACCAAAAGCAAAAACAATTTATAACGAATCTCCCGATACTGCTGGTGGAAATATGCCAGAGGGAAAGGATTTTAAAGCATTGAAGTATAATAAGAAAGATAATGTAAATGTACAAGAAAAAATGAAGATGGGAGCATTGACAACCCGTCAAGTTATATTTGATCCATTTACTTGTTACTATGAGGTTATCAATCCAAGAACAGATGACACTGAAGGTGATTTAAAGAATGCTGGTAGAGACGGTCTGCCATTATCAAAGACTCTTAGAAATAAAGAGTTTGATAAAGAAGGAAAGAATGAAGACTATACAAGGACTACCTATCGTTTATTAGATAAAGGCACTCTTCCTACTGGAGATACAAAGCAACAGATTGATAAGTCAGCAGAAGAAAACTTTAAAGGTGCTGACATTGAAAACCAAGCAGTGATGAGATATAATCAGTTCTTCTCCTCCCAGGCAGACATTGTTATCCCTGGTAACTTTGCACTCCATGCAGGAGATATGATACACTTAGATGTACCTGGTCTCAGTGATAATAGGACTGAAACTCCAGACGACCAAGATGGTGGTCTATATATTATAACTGATATCTGCCATACAATAACTGCTAAATCTACATTCACAAGGTGTAATTTATCAAGAGATTCTATCGGAAGAAAACCCGCACCCTAATCAACTATGGAAAGTATCGAGAAGCATATCGAGAAGGACAAGGAAATCCTTCAAGATCCAACAACCAATCCACAAATGCGTCGTCACATTGAAGGTGAGTTGCATGATTTAGAAGAATACGCAGAACATCACAAGAAAGAGATTGAAGCAGGTGATCATCACGATCCCAGCTATCTTGAATTGTTCTGTGATCAAAACCCATCTGAACCAGAATGTCTGGTATATGACGACTGATTATGGAAGGAGGATCACTATTTAATCCTGGATTTTTAGGCGGATCTTTCCTTTGGTGGGTCGGTCAGATTGTTGACGACTCCACATGGAGAGACAACATAAATTCTGGAAAATATGAAGATAGGACTTCCATTCCTGGATGGGGTAGAAGGTATAAGGTAAGAATTATTGGTCTTCATGACCAGGGCGAAACGACTATCCCATCTGATCAATTGCCATGGGCACAGGTAATGTATCCTGTTACTGCCGGTGGTGGTCAAGCAGGAGCAATGGATTCAACCAAACTCCGTCAAGGAAACATGGTCTTCGGATTTTTCCTTGATGGTCAGGATCAACAAGTTCCTGTTATTATGGGAGTCCTTGGTAATAACTCTCAGACAGTCACTTCAATAAAGAATAGCACAGTCGCAGATACTGTCACAGATACACAACCTGGTGTTATTGCTAAGAGTGGATACTCTGAAGGAACAACTCCAAAATCAGGAACTGCAAGAGAGACTCCACCTGATGATGACCTTTCCCTACAAGAACCTGCTGAAGGTCCACCATCTAATGAAAACGCAGATGGTATTCAACAAACAAACGTATCTGATTCTAAAAGACAAGCAAAGTGTGAGGAAAAAATTGCACTGATGAAACCAGACCCAAAAGAGTTTATTAATTCTTCTCTAAAGGGTATACAGACTGTCATTGAAAATCTTACAAACAGAATTGATACTATCTTACAATCTCTCCAAAGCTATGCTGATGCGATTACAAGTGGTGTATCAGATGCACAGGAAACAATTCAAAATTTAATTCAAACTGCTTCTAGAGAGATTTCTAAGTTCATGAAACCAATCCTTGATAAGATTCAAGAGTTTGCATTGAAGATAATGAATCAAGGTTTCAATATGATTATTGCTGCACTACCATCCAGCATGAGATTTCAGTTCAAAGATATGGTGCAGCAACTCACAGAACAAATGTTGTGCATGTATAATAAGATGACTGGTGCTCTTAAAGATCAAATTGCTGGTGCTGTTTCTGATGCAATCAAACCAGATGAATTACTAAAATCGATTACTGATGCAAACGAAAGTGGAGATCCTGAGGGCATCATAAATGCTCCAACAAATCCTCAAGTTCCAATGTGTGCAGCAGAGGCAATAGTTGCAAAAGTCATAGCTTTGAATAAGGATGAAATTGATGCTTCTAACAATGCTATTGTAGATAATCTTAATGCATATCTTGAAGATATGGATGAGATGTTAGCTGGTATCACTGGATTTGAATCGCAGATTACAAATCAAATCGGTGATGTTATTGGAAGCATGACTGGTGCTCTTGATTTCTTTAACTTCCAATTAAATGTTTTTCCATGCGAATCAGAACCAACCCCTGCAGAATCCGATACATATACATTCTGTAGTGGTGGAGACCAAACTCCCCCACCACAAAAACCAAGTAGTAAGTCTATTGAAAATGGTGTTGATGATGCTACTGAAATATCAGATGCACCAAAGACAACTCCATACTTAGAACCAGATAAATCACAGTCAACTCTTGAACTTGATCAAAATACACAAGATGTTCTGGCAAGAGAAGATGCTGCTCTTGAAAAAGCACTTGCTGCAGAGCAGGCAAGAGCTGAAGCGGGAGATAGGTCTGGTCTTGATGATGCTCTTGATATTTCATAATAAATACCATTACCCAGAAGGGCAGCATATAACAAGATATGTCGTTTAACATTTTCGATTCTGCAACTAGAAATAGTATTCGTGTTGGGTATATTGATCCCGACAGGGGATATCTTACTGGCAAATCGATTTATGAAGCTAACGTACATGCTTCCAAAAATCCTGGTGCTGTTTTTATTTTAGAGACGAGAGATAGAGTAAGATATTTAACGATTAATGAAGTTAATAAGTTAACTGTTCAAGATATAACACCAGATGAGGGTGGTCCTTGTGAAGAGGGAATCAAAGGACTTAACCCACTTGATGTTGCCAATGGTGATGTTTCTGCATATGGTGCGGGGATTCGTCCGATTGTTGTATCTGGTAATAAAGATTTCGTCACTGGAACAAGAATACCTAGAGAAAACCAGGTTAAAGTAGGAGCATCTGGTGGAACTCAATTAACAGCTGGTGGTAGTGGTGGTAGACCTGTAACTGCTGGTGGGAAAAATCTTACATCTGGTGGAAACCGAGTTAAGTCTGGAGCAACTGGAGGGGTTCCTGTTTTCCTTGGCGGAACAGGTGGCACACCAGTTTTTCTTGACAAAGAACCATTAACTATCAATGGAAAGGGAATCTTTGCTGGTGGAGAGGGAGGTCTTCCAGTAACTTTTGGTGGACGTGGTGGTCAAAGACTAAAGACAGATGGTGCTCCTAATGCATGTGAGTCAAAGATTTTCATCAGTGGTGGTGGAGGTGTTGGTGCATTTGCTGTTCCTGTAATTGGTACAGACGGATCTGTCCTTGCAGCAATCGTAACTGATGGTGGGTTTGGATATAAAACACCACCACAATCAAGACTATTTGACTCTTGTAGAAGAGGTGTTGGTACTGTATTAAAAACTTATCTTGGTAATACTAAACCCACGACGATTTATTATGATCAAGAAGATGACTTTGAAGTTTATGACTTGACTCCTCCTTTTACTCTTTCTGGTTATGGTAAAAGGTTTGGACCAGATGGTAATGAACTTGGTGATTGGGATCCTAATTTATTTGCCTCACTAGAATCGAGTCCGATTCAACGACAGATTAGAGACTATCAAGATTTTTTAAAACAACTTACAAAACCTTGGTGGCACACTAGAAAAGAAACTCCTCTGGAAGTTGCTTTCAGAGAAAAGACTGATCGAGTAAAGCATGATGTTCAGCACTGGGCATGGGGTGGAAAGATTGTTGAGGTAAAGGGACCACCTACTAAGAATGATCAACTTGAAGAATTAGAATTTGAAGTTTATACTCAAGGGGGAAATCAGGCAGACCGAGACTTGCAATTTACTTTTACCTCAGAGGACGGTAGTCATAAATTTCAGTTTAAAGCACCTGAGTTTAAAGAGGATAGAAAAACTAAAGTCAAGAGAAAAGTAAAAAGGAACACTGTATACAACGTTGTTGCTAGTGGTAAGTACAAAGGAAAAGGAGTTGAACAAGGTCTTGTTGCTGGTATCGGAAGAAAGCCAAAGGAAATTAAAGAGAATACAACAGGATCTGTAATTTTTGCTGATTTTCTTAAGTCTGCAAATGATAATGACGACTTACAAGTTAGAGCAACTCAAGGTACATTTAAGGCAAATAAGATAAAATCTGACAAGCGCAGTATATATGCTTTAACATATAAGTTTGAAAGTGGCAAAGATTTTAAACCAACAACCAAACAGAAAAAGGTAATAGAAGATAGTTTCATGAATCGTTATGCGATTTCACCAACTCCACCTTCTAATGTTCCTGGTACTGATTATGCTGGTCGTGTAGCCACTTTTATATGGGAAGAAGATTTTCCGATTAGTGGAGACTACAAGTTCCGTGGAATGGCGGATAACATTGGAAGAATATTCATTGATAATGAATTAATTTTAGAAGAGAAAAGGTTTAAAGGAGATCCTGTAAAAGTTGTATCCAAATATATTGAAAAAGGTGTTCATGAAATTAAAGTAGAACTCTTTAATATTCCAATCAAAGAAAAACCAAAACCCAAACAAGGAGGTAAAATTCCTGTCAAATTTGATGTGTATGGTCAAGGCAACAAAAGCACCCAGTTAATTACATATGTCTTCACTTCTGAAGATGGAAAACATTCTTTTACATTCAGACCAGGAAAAACCAGTGGTGGCAAATATTCATATAGTAGAACAGAGAATGTTTTACCTAACACAAATTATAGAGTGAAAGCAGCCACCAGTGGTGGACGTGACTCAGGTGAATATGAATATCCAATAGAATTTGAGAAATTAAATTCATCAAATCGTAGAATTGAGGTTTCGGGTAAGAATAGCACAAATCAAAATGATACGTTAAAATTAAGAGATGGTAAGGGTAGTGATGCTAATGTCAAGTTTACTATCGTATCAACTTCCCCTGGAGTAAGTGCTAAATTCTCCGATGATGGTAGAAAATTATTAACAAAAGGAAAAGGTAATGTCAGCATCAGACTTAAGTATGATGACAACCCAAATTATGCTGGTGAAGCTGTCCGATCAATTACAATTGGAGGGGTGACCTGGAGAAAAGAAAGAAAGCATAAGGGAGAAGAAACTAAAACACTTTCACTTACTAGGAGTAAAAAGAGTTCACTTTCTTTAGAGCAAGGGTGCCTCAAAAGGGGATCATTCACGAAAGGTGGTAAAGGAATAGAAAGCAGTCGTGCTTCTGATGTTATCTTTGCTGATATCACTACATCATCGAATGATAATGATGATATGCAGATTCGTTGTGGAACTGGAGAGTTTACTCCATCCAATAAAAGAAGAGCTGATGGACGTGGATCCACTTATGATTTGACATTCAAAGTTGAAGGAAATGCTCCTAGAGTAGATGGTGGTAAATCTACGTCAAGTCAAAAAACTGAGACAATTTTTAATACTGCAGATTACATTAACAAGGCAGACAGAAAACTCTGGAGAACAAATGTATATGGAAGAAGTGGATTCCTTAGTGAAAATGGAGTTTGTCCTTTTGATACTAAGAAACCATTAGATAATAATCCTTATGCAGGAACTCATGTCATCCGTTGGGAGCACATTGATTTCCCTAATGATGGAAACTATGAGATCACAGTTGATGCTGATGATAGTGTAAAAATATTCATTGGTAACCGTGAAGGTGCTGGTAAAATGGGAATAGGCAATGGACTGAAAGATATTGAGAAAGGTGGTGATGAAGTAATCATTGAAAATGGTATGAATAAACAAACTTATACCAGATTCTTTAAGAAAGGAAAGTATAGAATTAGAACTGAGTTAACTCAAATACCTGGGGGAGTCTTTTCGTTTGACAAAAATGGAAGAGCAGGTGGACCTGATGTTACTGCACGTTTCATTGAAAGAGGTGGACAAAAATTCCTGAAGGTTGAAGGAACTGGTTCTGCAAAAATTCATTTCAGACTGAGGACAGATGATGATCCAGGAAATTCTGGAGTATTTGCATCTAAAATTAAAATAGGAAAAGGTGATAAAGACTCTGTTGAACTGAGAAGAAGTCAAGATGGAAGACGACTGAAAGAAAAAGAAACTATCAACGGATCAGCATTTTTTGAAGCTGGCAGAGAATATTTGATTCAGACATTTAACTCAAACAGAGATACTGGTTCTAGAATTAAAAACAAAGGACAAACAATTGAGTATGATGATAACATTAGTAATGGATTTGATGAGAATGCAGACCTTACTATTACTAAGATAACAGATCAACAAAAACCAAAGGTCAAGGGTGTTAACCCGATGGCACTTGCTATTGATATCAAAGCCAAGGTAGCAGAAGAACCAAGAATATCTGTTAGAAGTTGGCAACAAAATCCAATGGGTGCTGCTTTCACAATTGATGCACCTCTCCCTCCCATCCCACAAGAACCTCCAGTAGAACAAGAGGGTAGATGTCCTAACAATCCATTATGGTCATCTAGATTTGCTGGTGGATCTGAAAGTTGGTGGCCTGTAACTCACCCTGCATGGAGTAAATTTACGAATAGATTTGCAATGTCTCCGTTGCCACCATTATCTCTTCCAAATAGTGATGGTGGTGGTGGAATTGTCTACTCTAATACTTGGCAGGTTGATTTCCCCTACGATGGATTCTATGGATTCAAAGGCACGGGTGATAACAAAGGAAGAATTTTAATTGATGGTCAGGAGGTTTATAGACTTAGAGGATTTAAAAAACAATCTCCTGAAATTGTAAAGAGAAAAATCACTGAGGGAAATCATGAGGTAACTCTAGAAATAGAGAATCAAGATCAAAGAAAGAGAAAGAAGGTTACCAGAGAGTTCTTCAATACTCAGAAATGGCAAAAGAGATTAGATAACACCGCTGGGACAGTTGATGTTAAATTTAGAGTCACAACTGCTGCAAAATTTGCAAACTCAGTTAACTTTGTTGGTCAGTTTTCTTTTGGTAAAAGTTATGGAGGACCACAACTAAATGAATCTGTCACTAAAACTTTAGAAGCAGGGAAGGTATATGATGTAGTCTTTGATAGTAATGCAAAGGGTGGTGGTAGTAAAAATTATCCTATAACTGTTCAAGGTGCATCTTCTACATCAGGAAGAAGAGTTAGAGGAAACAAACTTGAATTTGATGATGATGCTACTAATGGTTTTGACGTAAATGCTACGTTAAAAATTGAATCAACATCTCCTGGAGTCGATGCAAAATTCAATGGTGATGGAAGTGAGTTGATTGTGAAAGGTAAAGGCGACGTTACTTTGAAGTTTAGTTGGGATGATAAACCAAGTATTTCTGGACTTTCCGTTGGGACTCTGAAAGTGGCAGGTACTACATTCAGACAAAGAGGCACAAAAGGTAATGATACCAAAACTGTTAAAGTGTCTGGCACCGGCGGTGGTGGTGGATCTAAACCTAATATAAGACTTAGAAATGCTGGAGAAACAGTCGTTCAAATGGAGGAACACACTGATAATGACTGGAAAGATCTTGTCATTAGTTCATCTGAGGGTAGATTCTTTGATCTAAAAGGAAATAAGGCGAAGTTTGTTGTCGGTAAGAAGGAATCAGGATTAGGAAGTGGAACTGTGATTGGTGGAGTAACTTACACTGGACCAGAACTTTTCAACTTTAAGCATCCTGCTTGGAGTGAACTGATGAATAAGATTAGTGTCTCTCCATATACACCACCACTTAATGTAGATAATCCAAACATTAATGGAACATTCACTCTTAAATGGAGTGGTGTAAAGTTCTCAGAAAATGGAAGATATGATATTGCATTCCAAGCAGATAACATTGCTAAACTTTTTATAGGTGGAAAAGAAGTTCAAGAAGTAAGATCTTTCAGAGGGGAACCTGGAAAGAGATATGTTGAATTAAGTCGTGGGACTTATGATGTAGAGATTCAACTTACAAATGTTCCAAATCCCAGAAATATTTTTAACAGCAATCCTTCTGGGGTTGCACTTAAGATTACTAAAGAACTTACAATAGTCAGTTCAGAAAGTCCTCCATGGACATCAAATCCTGTTGGTGCATCTGCAATGATTATTCCGCCACCATGTCCTAAGGTGATTGAGGGAACTGGTTTTGTTGAAAGAATTGAGGTTATAGAACCAGGAAATGGACATCCACCACCAGAACCCCCTTCGGGTGGTGGGAAAGGAATTCCAGTAACACTTCAGTTGGTTAATATTATTCCAGATAAACCTGGTATTGGATATAAACCTGGAGATAAAGTTATTGTTGAAGTTCCTGGTAGACCTCCAATTGAATTTGAACCAGAACTAGATAAATTTGGAAGAATCACCAAAATTCCTACAATTCCAACACGACCAGAGATTCCCACATCACCTGTTCCACCTCCAGGTGATCCACCACCTACTGGTGGTCGTAGTCCAACAGGATTTGATATCATTGGGAATACTGAGACACAAATCCTTCAGGTAAAAGATTTACCTGGTCAAATTGGAGTTGCTGATGACACTGGAGTCCTAATTCCTCTTGT